ATCCAACTATATTAAATGTAATTAGACCTTATTTAGGTCTTAGAGGCGACCAAGCAAAAGAGGTTGCTCCTAATTTAGTTTTAAGTGATGAACAAAAATCTGATATAGATTCTACAGTTAAAAGTTTTTATCAAAATTCTATAGAACAACAATTTAATTCTAAAAAAAGACTGTATAGTTTTGACCAATTAGACCCAGCAGTACAAACTGCTATTACTTCGGTTGGGTATCAATATGGAGATCTAAGAAGAACACCTAGATTTTTTAATGCTGCGTTAGATAATAATGTAGAAGGTATTATTGATGAATTAAAAAATTTTGATGATAGTTACCCGACTAGGAGAAACTCAGAAGCTAATTATATTATAAATAATATATCTGATGAAAATTTAAAAAAAAACTTAAACGTAGCATTTGATCCTTTAAACCCATCAGAAAAATTTGGTGAGTTATATATGGATAGAGTTTTTAAAACTTGGCAATATAAACCACCAACAGAAGCTAGTTTTATGGAAAGTTTTGCAGTTGCAGCTAAATTAAATCAAATTGGTTTTGCAATTTACAGATCAATGACTGTTCCAACTTTTGAACCAGACATTAACTTTTCATTAAAAAATAATGAGAAAGAAATAAAAAAAATATTAGAAGAAAATAATATACAATCTGAATATTATAACGAATTTGTAGGATCAGTTTCTCTAGCACATTTTTTATCTAAAGTTGATAGAGTTAAATATGAACAAGAACAAAGAGCATTTCTAGAATCACAAGGTTGGAAAGGACTTGCTGCTGATTTAGGATCTTTTTTTCTAGATCCAGTAGCTTTAATAAGTGGTATAGGTGTTACAAGTAAACTTATAGGAGCTGGAACTTACTTATCTAGAGCTAGTAGAATGGAACGTTTTACTAAAGCTGGTTTAGTTGTAGGTGCAGAACAAGGTTTACTAACTGCCGTAGTAGCTGCTGAAAGTCCTACGTTAGATATTAATACTGTGTTAATAGCGTCTGCTTTAGGTGGTACTCTTGGAGGCGGTATTTCTGCTATTAGAAAAACTCAATTATCTAGAGTAGCTAAAGATATTCAAGCTGCTGAATTATCAGAAGAAGGTATTAAACTTACTAAAAAAGGTGAAGAAGTTTTTGCAGATGTAAAAGTATCTAAAATATCTCAAGATGATATAATTAATACTTCTGATCCTTTAGATCCAAGTGTAATAATTGATAAAGAACTTATATTTCCTAGAATTAGAAATCTTCCTTTATTTAACATTATTCCTATATCTAAATCTAGTGCTTTAGGTGGCAGTAAATCTGACTTAGCAAGAACATTTGCTTTTAATACTTTAGAAGATAGTATAGGTTATAGGTATAAAGGTGGTGGGTCAACTAGAAGTAATATAGTCTCTCAACCAGATACAGTTGAAGTTATTAAAGATTTATACTTACACAAATATTTAACTAAAACTGCTGTACAAGTAAGTAAAATTTTAGATGATTATTTAAGAGAACAAGGAATGACTGGCGTAATGGGTTTCTTCCAAAGAAACTTAAATTTTAAAGCTAGACAAAACTTTATGACCTTGGTAGCTAGAGCTATAAGGACTTTTGATCCGCAAAATAAAAATTTAGAAGACGCTAAATTATTAAATAATCCCCATATAGCTAAAGCTGCAAATGTATATGCAGACGCATTTGAAGACTGGGCTAAAACTTTAAGAGAAAAAGGAATTGAAGGTGCAGATTTTAATATTAATAGAGGATATATTCCTAGAAGATTATCTTTTGAAAAATATTACGAATTATTACATAAAAAGAATATAAAAGAAAGTGATTTACGAGATTTAATAATTGGTGCTATTTTAGATAGACAAAAATATATGTCTGTCACAAAACCACAAGAACTTAAAGCTGCACTAGGAGTAAAAGAAGCTAGAGGTGTTAAGAAAACTACTAATTTACCAGACGATCAAAGATTAGGTGCTGAATGGCAAAAGAAAATTAGAGAAGAAGAATTAAAAAAAATGGCTGGTAACGCTAGTTCTCCAGATTATATCAGCCCAGAAAAAGCGTCTCTTATGGCTGACGCCATTCTTACTTTTATAAAAAATTCTAGGAGAGCTACTGGTTTTGATTTAGAAGCTTTGTTAAGAACTAGAGATCCTCAAAAATTAACTTTATATTTAAAAGAAGCTTTACCTCATTTGTCAGATGCAGACATTTCTAAAATGACTAAAGCATTAGGTAATGAAATTAGCACAATAACTTCAGGTAGGTTAGTCGAAAGAATTAAATTAAATGAAAGTTTTTCTATTCAAGTTAGAGACAAGAATGGAAATTTACAAACACTAAGATTAGACGATCTTTACGATAATAATGTAGACGCATTATTTAACGATTACACACAAGAAATGTCAGGTTGGGCTGCTCTAAGTGATAAATTAGGAATTAAAAGTAGAGACGATTGGTATGCAACTTCAAATAAAATTATTAATGATATAGAACTTAAATATGATCGTACTAAAGTATTTCAAAATATTAGAGCTAATGAAGAAATAGAAACTTTAACAAGTGTATTTCAAAATTTATTAGGAAGATCGGCAGAAGTTGATCCAAATAATCCTTGGAGTAAATTTGCTAGAAATATTAGAAGATATAACTTTGTTAGAGTTTTAAATCAAGTTGGTATTGCTTCTCTACCAGAACTTGGAAATATAATTTCTGCTGCTGGAATAAAAACATTTGTTCAAAACATTCCAGAATTTAAAAGTATTGTTAGAGATATGCAACGTGGTAAGCCACTACGAGACACGGTTTTTAAAGAATTAGCTACTATAAATTATGGTAATGGAGATGAAGCTTTACATAGAATATCTCATTCTCTTGAAACGTTAGATCAAAATACAGCTACACATAGTTTAGGAAGTAGTTTAAAATCAAGTAATATACTTTCAGCTTTAGAAAAAACAACTACTTGGACTTCTGGTTTAACACCAGTTGATATGTTTTTAAGAAAATTAGCAACTAGAACTTTTGTTGATAAGTTTGCTGATGATATGTTTAAATTAAAAAATAGTAATTTTAATTTTTCATCTATTAATTTAAACAGATATAAAGTTTTAGGATTTACTGAATCTGAATTAAAAAAGTTTGCTAAAGAATTTACAAATGGTACAGTAACAACTGAAGCTACATTTTGGGGAACTAAAGTAAAACAATTTAATTTTGCTAACTGGTCAGACCAAGATTTATTAATAACATTTGCTAATAGATTAAATAGACATACTAAACGAACGGTTCAATATAATTTTATTGGAGATTCACAAAGATTTTTTAGTGATACAACTACTGGTAAAATGCTTAGTCAGTTTAGACAATTTATTATAACTGCTTGGAGTAAACAATTTTTACATAATATAGCTTTAGCTGATTTTAGAACATTTAGTACTTTTTCTTATACTAGTTTGTTAGCAACTTTAGCTTATTTAGGTCAAACTCATTTTAACGCATTAGGAATGGGAGATAAAGAAAGAGCAGAATATTTTGAAAAACGTTTTGGTGTAGAAGGAGATTACACTAGGTTAGGTTTAGCTGCATTCCAAAGAACTGGTTGGTCTTCACTAATGCCAATGTATGCTGATATAGTTTCTCTCGCTATAGCACCAGATTTAAGATTTAATACTCGTAGTAGTGGATTAGAAGTAAATTTAATTACTGGTAATCCTACCTACGATTTATTTGCTACGGGAGGTAGGTCTTTACTTTCAATATTAAAAACTGCAAGAGATGATTATAGTTTCTCTAAAACTGATTTAAAAAGAATTACACGTTTATTTGTGTTTCAAAATAGTTTTGGTGTAAGTAATGTTTTAAACTTATTTCTTGATAAAGTTCCTTTACCAGATGAAAGTAAAGAAAAATTATATTAACAATAAAAAATAAATATGTCATTTGCAATAGTAAATTATACGGGGAATGGTTCTACGACTACGTATGCAATTACATTTCCTTACATTACATCTTCTCACGTAATAGTAAAAGTAGATAACGTACTTAAAACTGCTGGGACTGATTATACATTTCCAACTAGTTCAACAATACAATTTACAACTGCTCCAGCTAACGGACTTGTTATTTCTATATCTAGGTCTTCTAGTCGTTCTACAAGATTAGTAGATTATCAAGATGGGTCAACAGTTACCGAATCAATATTAGATCAAGACAGTAATCAATTATTCTTTGTAGCACAAGAAGCGTTTGATACTAGTGAAAATTCTTTACCATTAGATACTGATAATAAATATAATGCTGGTAGTAGAGTAATTAAGAACGTAGCAAATCCTAGTGCTAACCAAGATGCAGTAACTAAACATTATTTAGAAAACACTTGGCTATCAACTGCCGACAAAGCAAACTTAACATCAGTTGCAGGTCAAATAACACCTACAAATAATATTTCTACACTTGCAGGAATATCAGCAAACA